CTGAGCGATGAATATAGGAATAAGTACCGAGAAAATATAACTAGTAAACAAGCTAAAGAAGCTATACTTAGAGGTCTAATGATCCAAACAGGTAAACCTAATAATTCTGTAGTTGCAGATATTTTAGATACACCAGAGTTTAGAGAGTCAATGGGTATATCACCTACTGATGAAGATTATAACAAACTAGTTGCCGTTGCTAAGCAAAAAGGTGCTAGAGCTGATAAGGTCAATTATGAGCAAGGTTTAGATAGTTTCAAAGAGTCTTTATATACTAAAACAAATCAAGGTTTTGAAGTTAATATTGACAAAGAGTTAGAGACTATGAAAGCTAGTGGTCAAGTTATTACAGCTCAAGATGAGCATAAGATTAGGAAGCAGTTTAAACAAGAGAATGATATAATAGTTTCATCGCTAAAATATAAAGAAGGTTTAGTAAATGGTATTGATAGGTCAGCAGGTCTACCTAAGAAACAGAGGGAAGCCCTATTTGAAAGGTCTTTTACTGATGTATTAGGTATTACTGGTGAAGAATTATCTGTAGGTAATGTAAATGCAGCTTTAAGTACTAAAGAAGGTCAAGTAGCTTTTGGAGAGTATATTGAAGTTGGTGGTAAGATACCAGATAAATTCACTAAGATGTTTGATGTACCTGCAGGTTCAGGTCAAGAAAAATGGGATAACGCTAATGACGCTTTAAATAAAATACAAGCTGCATCGTTAGGTTCAGGACAAGCTGTAGAAGCTATAATAGGTGTTAAACAGGTTAGTAAAATTAGAGGAATGTCTAGAATATGGAATGATCCTAATATGGAAGACTCTGTTAAACGTAATGCTATTGAAGCTTTAGAAGCACAATCTACATCTTTTAATTCTAAAGGTTATCTCAAGGGTTCACCAGATACACCAATTGACACTGAGTGGTTAAATGATGTATCTAAAGATGCTCCTTGGACTACTGATGATTATGTCAGTGACATGCAAAACTCAGCAGAAATAGCAGGTAATTATCATGCTTATAGAATGGCAGGTAATTCTGATGAAGATGCTAAGGAGTTAGCTATGGACTTATTTAATAAATCTAATAGGTCTATGGAGATGAGCAATGGTGGTGAAATAGTAATACCAGTTAATCATAAAAACCTTAATAATATAAGTATTGATGAGTTTAGTAAATCAGTAGATGCTAACGGTAAACCTAGATTCCCAAGTATTATGGAACAACGTAGTGACCTAGAGATTTCTACGGGTGAAGGTTGGATAAGTGAGTGGCGAGCTAGAACTAATATTAGTTTTCAAAAGTCACATAACTATGGTAAAACTGGTAACTATGATATGTTATATAATGGTAGATTAGTTGATAGAGCACAATTCTCTTATAGTGAATTAGAGGATTTTATTTCTAAATCACCTTCTAGACTTAGAGAGAAAATGACAGGTGGTAAACATAGGTCAATCTCAGAAGTTGAAGAAGATGCAACAAATAATAGAAGAAAGAACATTAAAAGTAAACAAGATCAAAGGAGTTTAGAGCAACACCTCTTTGACTTGAAAATCTAATGGAGGTAAATATGGCTGATAAAATAGAGCTAGATGATTTTGCAAATAAGATTGCACACAGAGAATCAAGAGGTAAATATGACGCTGTAAATAAACTAGGATACCTAGGTAAATATCAATTCGGAGGCATGGCATTACAGGACTTAGGTTATAAAGATTCTAGGGGTAAATGGGTAGGTAAGGATGGTATTAAGAGTAAGGAAGATTTTCTAAAGAGTGCTCAAGCTCAGGAGAAAGCCTTCAAAGAGTGGAGACCTAGGCTTAAAGGTTATTTAAAAGCTAATGGTGCATTAGATTATGTAGGTAAAGAGATTAACGGTATTAAGATAACTGAGCAAGGACTTATGGCTGCATCACATTTAGTTGGTGCAGGTAGTAAGAAGAGGTCTACAGGTGTTATTGGTATGTTAAAATCTGGTAAAATACCTGCAGATGCTAATGGTACTAAAGCAACAGATTATATGAAAATGTTCTCAGGTAGTGATAAGACAAAGATTAACATACATGATAATGTAGTTAGACAGAGCCTACCACCTAAGTTTGAAAATACTGTTGTTGATGATATTGTAGCATTAAATGTTATGAATCAATCTAGAGAAATAATGTCCGTAGGTGAAGCAGCTAAAATGGTTAGTCATGTTAAGATTGCAAGTAATATGACTAATAATACACCTAAGGAAATTGTAGATGAAGTAAGTTCTTTTATAAGTAAAAGTAAACAGAACTTTAGAGAACCATCTGGTGTTAATACACCAAGTGTTCAAGCAGAGTCTACATCAGAATTTGGAGGTGCTTCTTCATTTCAGCCTAGTGGTCTTATTGAGCGTGGTACTCGTGCTACACTTAATGCTATCCCTGAGGCAGCTAGTTATGTCTATGAGAACGCAAAAGAAATTCCAAACATAGAGCAAGCTGATATAGATGAGCTTGGTGATCACTTTGTAAACCAACTAACTGAGGAATCAGCGATGGGTAATTTGATACAAAGAGGTATCCAAGGTGTATTAACTTCTGATAAGATTGATCCTAATTATGATCCTAAAAAAGATATGTTATATGATGAACTAACTAAGGATTTAGATAGTGAGGATTTAACAAGTCTGATTGAAGATTATTCTTACAATCAAAAAGATTTTAGAACAGTAGCTACATTAATGAATCAGAGAAATAAAAGATTATCTGAAATGAAAGAATATGCTAAAGAAAATCCAGTATTAAATGCCTCAGGTTTTATGGGGTCATTATTAACTGATGCAGTAATATTCATGCCTGTAACTTCTGCTATTGCAGCTCAAGGTGCAGCTACTATTGGTGGTAATGCTTTTAAATCTCTAACTGCAGCTAAGAAGCTTGGTTATCTAACTGCTGCTGAGGCGGTAGAACAAGGTGGTCAAGAATTAGTATGGAATGCTTACAAGAAAGATTATGAGTTCAGTATGCCTATATTTATGGCAGGAATGGGAATCGGAGTAGGTGTTAGAGGTGTAGCTGATTCAGTAATGAATAATAAAATGATAAAAGAGTTAGTACAGAATGAAGAAGGTTTTATTAATCTAGGTAAACAACAAGCTAAGGAATTAATAGAAGTTGTAGCTAGAGAAGCTGATAGTGAACAAGCTGTTCAATTAGCTAGAAGACTTTCTGAATTAAAATTAAATAAAGCACAATCAATAAGAAAACAATTGTTGCAAGATTATGATTCAGTACAGATAGGTATTAAAGAAGCTAAAGGTAATATGAAGTATATTGCACAAGAGCTTGGTAAGAAACACCCTGAGTTTAAAAAGGCTAAGAATGAGGTACAAAGATTAATAAGAAAATCAAGTACTATGGAAAAACATACTGGTCAAGAACTTAGACAGATACTACAAGGTACTCATCCTAAACTTACAACAGCTTTAAGCCCTGAATTTAGTATTAAAAGTATATCTAAAGAATTAGGTATTGATTATAATATGGTAAATACACCAGATAAGATTAGAGAATTTCTAGGAATTAGATCAGGTAAATTTGCTGAAAGTGTTATAGTTGATGGTGAAAAAGGTTACGAATTAATACTAAAGAAACAATTAGATGAATTAAGTGATAACAAAAGAATTAACGCAAATCACTTTTTAACTAATGTTTCAGATGTAATGAAAACTTCTCCTGCAGATATTAATGCAGGTCTAAGTAGACACATGCAAAATCTGGGTAACAAAGCAAGTGACTTTATAGTTAATCAAGCTGATACAGATAGTTATGCAACTAAATACCTATTCAATAAAGGTAACTTAGTTTCTAGTGAGAATCCTCACGTTGCAGGTTTCTATAACTGGTTAGCCCCTGATAACTCAGGTAGACAAGGAATGTCAAGAATTAGAGCAGGTGAGACTAAGACGATTTATCGTAATAGATATCATGGTTCAATGATGGACAACTATAAGACACAAGGGTATGAATTACTTAAACACATGAATGCTGAGAAAAGCCTAGCAAATAGAATGGGTGTATATACAGACTTTGCAAAGTTTGAGAATGAAGTAGTACCTGTATTTAGAGATAGGTTAGTTATGGACAAACCATCGTTCATGAATAAATACCCTGATCCTAAAGTACAATCTATTAGTGATGAATTTGCTAAGAATTATAATAAACTTAACAAAGAAGTTGCTGATGATGCGATCTCTAAAGGAGTAATAGGTGTAGGTGAAAGTTCTGAGAATTATATTCATAGATCATGGGCATCTAATAAAGCTAGATTAGTTCCAAAAGAAGATTTAGAAGAAGGTATTTATGTTGGTATGAAGAAAGCTTTAGATGAAGCAGGATTACCTTATGAAGAATCTTTTCTAAGAACACAAGCTAGAGATTTTACTTTTGGTTTACAGAGTAAAGATATAACAAATCACATAGAAGCTAATTCTACTTATATTGAGAATCTTAATAAATTCTTAAAATCAGCAGAAGGTCAGAGTACAGAAGGTGTTAAGGATGCAGTTGAATCAGCAATAAAGAAAGCTGATGCACAGAAAGCTGCTAATGAGTTAGGTGAATTAGGTAAAAGAGCTGAGATTGATATTACAGCAGAGATACCTAATACTAATGGTAAGACACTAGCTGACCTAATGGATGACAACTTTATATCTACACAAGACAGATATAATAGTAGAATGGCTGCAAGAACTGCTGCTGCTGAACATGGGATTAAAGATATTAAAGTTTTAGATAGTTGGAGAGCTGATGCAATCCTAGCTGAGAAGAAACGATTAATAGCTAATAATGATCCACATATTAAAGCTAATACAGATTATTTAGATAAAGTATTGAAACAAGATATTAAGTCTTTTCAGTATGGTGGTCTAGGTGGTCAAGGTGATGTATTAGAAGCAGAAGCTAATGATGCTGTAAGACTACTCAAGAAGATTAGTGTTACTAACTTAATGCAGAATGTAGGTATTGCATCTATGGCAGAATTTGGAGGTACTGTAAGTGAAATTGGAGCTTACAATGCAGTTAAATCACTAGTTGATCCTTTGAGACACATGATTAGGAAGAATCATTTACTCGGATCAGGAGTGACTAATATAAGATCACTGACTGATGATATGGCAGCTCTTACTGGAATCGGTATGGGTGACATGGCTTTCTCAAGTCGTGGAGTATCACAAGCAGAACAAATATATAAAAATGGAGTAATGTCTAGTGTTGAGAAATCAATTGATGCTGCAGGTTCAGTAACTCAAAACACTTTAGGGTGGATAGAGACTGTTGGGCGTAGAGCAACTTCAAATGGTTTAGCAATTAAATGGGGTCAACATTTTCAAGGAAATGAACCAAAAGGTATTATCAGTAAGTTTCTATCAGCTAACAAAGTTACAACTAATAGAACTTTAGAGAATGCAGGTTTAGGTACATGGATTGAAGAAGCGGGTGAGAAAGTCTTTAAGACTAATGACCTATATGATTCTATTAAAGATAATTACTTAAAACATGTATCATTTGATGAGAATGGGAGTGTTAAAGCAATGAACTTTGAGAATTGGAGTACTGAGTCTAGAGAGGCTTTTAGGAATACAATTAAACTTCAAACTTCACATATATACGCTGATCCAGATAGTACTACTGCTGCATTTTGGCAGACTACTTCTCTTGGACGTATATTGAACCAATTTAGAACATTTAGTGTAAATGCTACATCTAAGATTGCAGGATTTACTTATGGTAACTTAGCTAATGGTATTAAACACCAAGATGCTGATGAAGTACTAAAGTTCAGTAACAAGATGTTCTGGGCAGCTACTATGGGTACTATGGCAGTAGGAATCAGAGATGAACTTACTAGTGCGGGTACAGGTAATGATAAAGGTTTCGGACAAATAGCTGATACACCTTTTCAATCAATAGCTATTGGTTTTAGTAGAAGTTCACTAATTGGTAACTTAGATGTTATTAATGGTATTGGTGGTTCATTATTTGGTTATGACAATGTATTTAATAGGTCAAGTTTTACAGGAAGAGATAAAAACTTCTTTAACTTAGCTAATACACCAATTGGTCAAATAGGAGTAAATGCTTTCAAGGGAACAGCAGGTGTCCTACAGGGTGATTTTGGACAAGCAGCGGAATCTGCAGGTAAATTAACACCTTTTAAAAGACAACTCGGTATTCAACAAATGATTAATATTTTAAATAAATAGGAGGCAATATGGCTTTAAGTAATGTTACCTATACAGCTAATGGGGTTACTACAGAATTTGTAGTGACCTTTAGTTATATAGAAGAAGCAGACATAACAGTAACAGTAGATGATGTAGTCGTAACTGGCTACACATTTAATGGTTCTGGTAATGTCGTATTTAATACAGCACCCTTAAATGGTGAAGTGGTTTATATCTCAAGAGATTCTGATGTGACCCAAAGAGTAACAACTTTTGTTGATGGTTCAGAATTGACAGAAGGTGCGTTGAATGATGGTGGTGATCAGTCACTATATTTACATC